GATATTGAATCTGTTGACTCAATTAAGTATTTTGCACCTAGAATTTACTCTTCTCAGTACCGTGCGGTGACTGCAAGAGACTATGAAGCGATTATTCAGAACATTTACCCTAATACAGAGTCTGTTTCTGTTGTTGGTGGCGAAGAATTGGATCCTCCACAGTTTGGAAACGTAGTTATAAGCATAAAACCTAAAAATGGTGACTATATTTCTGATTTTGATAGAAGTAACATCCTTTCAAAACTAAAACAGTACTCACTTTCAGGTATCAATCAACAAATCATCGATTTGAAGGTGCTTTTTGTTGAAATTGACTCCGCAGTTTACTACAATAGTTCTCAAGTAACAAATATTAACAATTTAAAGAGTCGTATTACGAATACTTTGAATACATTTAGATCATCTAACATCAATAAGTTTGGTGGAAGGTTTAAATATAGTAAAGTTTGTCAAACAATTGATAATGTTGACGATGCAGTGACATCAAACATCACTAGAGTCATCATCAGAAGGAATTTAAAGGCACTTATTAACCAATTTGCACAGTATGAGTTGTGTTTTGGTAATAAATTCCATATCAATCCTGAAGGATTCAATATTAAGAGTACAGGATTTAAGATTTCTGGAAGTAATGACATATATTACTTTACTGATGTGCCAAAAACAGATACTACAGGTACTATTTCTATAGTAAAAGACTCTGCTGGAGACGGTACTTATACTGTATACGTTAAATCTGCTGGTACTGTTGACTATACCAAGGGTGAAGTCATTATTAATACCGTTAATATCACATCAACAGTAGAACCAAACAATATTGTTGAGATACAAGCAGTACCTGAATCTAATGATATTATTGGATTATCGGATCTTTACCTTGATTTTTCCGTTTCTAAAAGCACAATAAATATGATTAAGGACACCATTACATCAGGTGAACAAATATCTGGTATCGGATATAAGTCAACATCTAGCTACCTAAACGGAGAACTAAAGAGGATATAAGATGATACAAACTGGGTTTGAAAAGAGAGTAACTGTTCAGCAAGTTATTGAAAATCAACTTCCTGAATTTGTGCTCTCTGAGAGTCCAAAGACTGTCGATTTTTTAAAGCAATATTACATTTCACAGGAGCATCAGGGTGGTGCTTCTGATATCGCAGTTAATCTGGATCAATATTTAAAGGTAGATAACTTTACACCAGAGGTAATTTCTGGTGAAACAACACTATATTCTGATATTGATACTTCAGATACTACTGTTCAGGTATATTCTACTAAAGGATTTCCTGATGAGTATGGTTTATTTAAGATTAATGATGAAGTTTTTACTTATACTGGAGTAACAACTAATACCTTTACTGGTGTAATACGTGGATTTAGTGGAATTACAAGTTATAGGACTGATTTAGACGCAGAAGAATTAGTTTTTAATGACACTAGTGCTGAAATTCATACTGCTAGTACTAAGGTTCAGAACCTAAGTGCACTATTTTTAAAGGATTTTTATAGAAAGTTAAAAGTAACTCTTACACCAGGACTTGAAGATGTAGATTTTCAGGCAGATCTTGATGTTAATAACTTTATTAAGGAAGCAAGAAGTTTATATGAGTCAAAAGGAACAGAAGAATCATTCAGAATTCTATTCAATGCTCTATATGGAGTAGAACCTAAAGTTGTTGACTTAGAGCAATACCTACCCAAACCCTCCTCGGCAGAGTTTTTAAGGAGAGAATTACTAGTTGCTGAAAGAATTTCTGGAAATCCTGCTAATTTAGTTGGACAAACTATTAGAAAATCAACAGACTCTGCTACTCAGGGTGCTGTTTCTGAAGTTGAAACCTTTACTAGATCTGGAATCAGTACATATTACAAGATTGGACTGTTTGTTGGGTATAGTGATAATGCATTAATTGAAGGTACATTCGAAGTTCAACCAAAAACTAAGGTAATTAATCCAGTTTCTGTATCAGATTCTATTATTACAGTTGATTCTACCATTGGATTTGGTGCAACTGGAACATTAGTATCTGGTAAAAATATTATTACCTATAGTAGTAAGAGTGTTAACCAGTTCTTAGGTTGCCAGGGTATAACTGTTGGTATTGGTACAGCAGATGAGATAAGAACGGATGAAGTATTTGTTGGATATGAAAATGGAGATTTAACGAAAAAGGTAGAAATACGTCTTGGTGGTGTTTTATCTGAGTTTAAAACTACAAGTGATGTTTTAGATACTTCTGAAGAGCAAGTTCTATATGTAAATCATGTAGGTGAAAAGATACAATTATCTGAAACAGATTCTACTGATAAGGAAATATTTGCCAATTCTTGGATTTATAACACTAGTTGTAGATTTGATGTAGAAGATATTAATACTGGTTCATCAACAATTACTTTAAAGTCTAATATTGATAAATCACAATTAAAAGTTGGTGATAATATTGATATATTATTGGGTGATACTAATAATATAGCACTTACCAATGCAACTGTTGGTTCAATCAACCGTGCCCTTAAGCAGGTTCAGTTGGATAACATGTCTGGGTTTAATTATAATGCCCTTCAAACATATACTATTAGGAAAAAATTAAATACTGCTACTAGTTCTGGGACATCTATAAATTATGGACAGAATAAAGTCACTACAGATATTCAAAACGTTTATAATGAGAACGATAAAGCATTCTATGTTGCTTCAAACTCTCTACCATCATATGACATAACAAAATCTACTGTTAAGTATAGTATTTCTACTGGAACTTCAGGTGCATTAGATGGTTATAACAGTATAATAGAGCAATATCAAATTATTTCTTTTACAGAACCAACACTAGACTTTATCACTGGAGACAAAGTTGTTTATAAGGCAGAAACTACACCTCTTAAGGGATTGGAAGAAGGGGAGTATTATGTTGAGGTATTAAATGGTGGTAAAATTAAATTATATGAATCTAGAGGTTTAATTGAAACTAATGGAACCGTAGTTGATGGTACTGTAGTTAATAATGCTAAAGGATTCCTTTCAGATGGAACGAATAATCATAGTTTTATTTTAGCAAGTCAAACTGACGATTCTATACATCCACAAAAACTTCTTAAGAAATTCCATCATTCTCAGGACATTAAAACAGGAGAAGGTACTAAAACCAGTACTGGTTCTCTTGGAATGCTGGTTAATGGTGTTGAAGTTGTTAGTCCAAAGTCATTGGATAAAATTTATTATGGTCCTTTAGATAATATAACTGTTTATAATAATGGAACAGATTATGATGTAATTAATCCACCAGATATTGTAATTGCTAGTGGATTGGGTGCAACTGCTCTTGCCCGTGCAGTTGTAAAAGGTAGTGTTAAGGAAGTTCTAGTAGATCGTCAAGACTTTGATGTAGTTGATGTCAAGTCTGCCACTATATCTGGTGGAAACGGTTCTGGAGCAGTCTTAGAACCGATGGTAGGTGTCAGACAACGTGAAGTTAGGTTTGATAGTCGTGATGACGTTTCTGGTGGTGGAGTAAGTTTATCTCTTGATACAATTACCTTTGTACAAGATCATAATTTTGTCAATGGTGAAGCTATTGTATATGATAATAATGGAAATGTAGGATTGGGTTCATTTGTTCATAATACGATTTATTATCCAGAAGTTATTAGCAATACTGCTATTAAAGTATATGCAACTAAGAATGATTGTGATAATAAAACTTTTGCTTTAGATTTTAATGGTATAAGTGGTGGACAAGGTGTTCATAAGTTTAGAAAGTCTGAATTTACCAAAACATTAAGAACAATAAGAGTTATTGATGGTGGTTCTGGGTATACTAATAGAAAATTGATTGTTGATCCTGTAGGTGTCAATACTGTAACTAATATTATTACTTTTAATAATCATGGATTTAATAGTGGAGATAAAGTTGTTTATTCTGCTGATACTGCAGCGATAGAAGGATTATCAACATCAACTCAGTATCAAATTATTAAATTAGATAATCATTCATTTAAACTTGCAAATGCAGGTGTTGGGGGAACAATAACAAGTAATTATGAGAGAAGAAATTATGTTGGTTTGGGATCTACTGGTGTTGGATATCAAAATTTTGCATATCCTGATATTACTTTAACTGTTAATGCAACAATTGCTGGTGTTGGAACTGCTACTCAAACAGTAGGAGTTATAACTGCAACACCTATAATAAGAGGTGAACTTATTGATGCTTATCTTTATGATAAAGGTACTGGGTATGGTTCATCTATTATAAACTTTGATAAGAGTCCAGTTGTAAAGGTTAAATCTGGTAAGGATGCTGAATTTAAGCCAATTATTATTGATGGTAAGGTTGATCAAGTAGCT